TGCCTTATCCCAAGGATCTGCTAAATACTTATAATTTGCTTGAGATACTTGGTCAGGCCATTTGTCTTTATATTTCTTTTTCGCAAAGACCATGTAGTTATACATATAGCGATCCCTGCCATCCTCTAGTTTAGATAAAGAACACAGTGCTAGACATGGAGGACCATCTTCAAATTCTGGATCGGTACCGAGTAATATATTTCTATGAGTTTCTTCTACAAGTTCATTAAGTTTTGTGTTGTCTACTTTAGATTCATTGGCAAATTTTATAAATTCTTCAATTGATAATTTAGAATTATTCTTGTCTATGGCATACCTGTTTGAGTCACTATTATTATAGTAGGGTAGGTTGATGAAGTTACCTGGTTTTATGTCTCCTTTATCATCCTTCTGTAATTCTTTCTGTTTAGGAAAAACCTCAGTCGATGGTTTTAATCCTAGAGGAAGCAGAAAAGCTTTTAAAGCCTCTATTAAATCAATAGTTGGAATGGGTTCTTTTAAAAATACATAACAATGTAAACCCCCACTTTTAGATAAAATTGGAACTATTGGAAGTTTGTGTTTTTGAATTAAAGCTAAATACGTTTCTATTTTAAATGTACCATAGTCAGGGGGATCAACATCAATACACCCAAATTGAGCAGTCCCATCAATTCGACAGGGTTGAATTCCAATTGATTTTTTCCCTGCTAAATGATCTAAATAATCTTTGTCTGTAATCGGGCGACCTGCCCATTCATAATTCGGTTTAATTTTATTTTTGTCTGCGTCTATGGAAGGGTTAGACATGTCTGCTATGCCGAAGTCTCCTTCATAGCCTTTAAATAATTCTATAAATTCTTTTTCCATAACGATCCCGAGTTTCGGGCGGGTTAAGTCTCCCGCTCCCGCCCTATTTTCCTCCGAAGAAAAAACTAGTAATTAGATTTTTCTTTTTCCGTGCTTATCGCAGCGTTACTTTTCTTTAAAGAGTTATGGAATTCTTTAGCCATCTGATAGATGGCTGCATTATCCACTTTTCTTAACAGGGATACTCGGTATCCGTGCCAAGTAAAACTACCTGAGTTTTCAACAGAATTTAATTTATAAATTCTAGAAAACATAGGTGCAGGAACATTTTTATTTGTTTTAGGATCAGACTCAAATTGATCTTGCATCACAGAGTTCCACCCCCTACTTACTTTAAGCTGTGTTGATTTCATAGCCATTAAAGCTTTCTCGGGTTTATCACCATTGATGATTACAAAGTGATTAGCTGTCTTGATAATTTCATTTCCATTTTCTAAAACATCTTTTCCTTTGTCGTTCTTTTTAGTTTTAGCTAAAATTTCAGGACCTCTATCCGGACTCACGGGTCTACCCTCCTTTCTTTCGAAAGGTGCCCATTCTGGAAATGTTAATTTGTAGAAACAAGGTATTATTTCAATACCTTTTTCTCCACTATACAGTTTTTTTGTAACTGTATTATAAAACATTCCCTCTTCTGCTCCTTCAACATAGTTCGCATGTTTCTTTTTACCTTCTTCCGAACTTGCTTGTAATAACTTAAGAAATGGTAAAGCTAAATCGTCTTTATCTATATTCTCAAGTCCTGCTCCAGCATCGCTTATAAAGTCGATTTTCGCTGGTAAGTTACCTTCTTTTTTTACAGTAACGTCTCTTGTCGCTTGTTGCATGTTATTTGCTCCTAGTTATTTTTGTTCTGTTTCCCTTGAACAGGTTAAAATGTTCAGAAGGCAAGTCTTGTTTTGCTTCAACTCGCTCTCTGTACAGTGCTTTAAGAGTCATCGGTTCAACTTTCAGTTTTTGTGAAGGTTGGTAACCGTTACTCTTTGCAAGGCTAGCATATTCATTAGCCTTGGTATCTTCGCCACGACCAAAGGAAACAGTAACCTCATTTTTAATAAGGTCACCTAGGTCGTTATCTCGAAGCCATTGATAAGCGCGTTCCCTGTTTGTGACAGGAATGGTAGCGCTATAAATCTCTTTTACTTCGATGGCAGAACCATCTTGAAGTTTAAGAGTTTTTAATTTCATAGATTCCATAATTTCAGGAATTACTTCTGAAGAAATTTTATCAGCTCTCTCTTTCTTTTGTTTTAAGAAAGCTTCGTCTTTTTCTATTTCTCCTTCTAATTTCTGAAGATTAATGACATAGTTAGAAAGACTTCTAACATTTTCTATTTCATCTACTTGTTGAGGTGCATCCTCAACAAACATTTTTTGTAGTTTTTCATTCATAACTTTCTAACTCCTTTTTTATAACTTCTACTTCTTTACAATATTTACGATATCTATTCCACCAAAATATATCGGAAATAAAATTCCAAATTCTAGTAGGTAGGTATAGCACCCTAAAAATAAATCCTATAAAAGGTTTATCTTGGTTAAGAGATTTAAGAGCTTTTTTAGAAATTGATTGATGTTTTTCTATCTCTAAAAAATTTTCAATCCACTTTTCTGTGGCGTGAAGTCTTCTTTTTAATCTATGGTATTTTTTACTCATCTATTTCTCCTTTCTCGTATAGATTAATGGTAATTGGGTAGTACATTTTTTCCTGTCTATCCCATTTTAACAAATTGTATTTACCATTTGTTATATCAGATACAACAGAACAAGCCACGCCAATTATTGCGGGATCGCCTGTAAGTAGTAAATAATCCTCCTTTGTAAAATTTCTTAATTTATTTCGCAAAGAAAAAATAACAGGACCTGGACTAAAAATAATTTGAGAGTCCTCTCTTAATAAGACTTTTATTTCGCCATATTTTTGAGCCCCCATAATATTAATCTTAGGCCTACCTTCTTTGGTGCCTGGGATTTCTTGAATTACATATACTACCGCTTTTTCTTTCATGCTTGACAATATAGATATTAATGTTTATATTGTCAACTAGAAAGTAAAAAAGTAAACAATGAACTATAAATTTAAGACTAAGCCCTACGCACATCAATTGACTGCGTTGGAAAAATCGTGGAATAAGAAAGTATTTGCGTACTTTATGGAAATGGGAACCGGTAAAACTAAGGTTGCCATTGATAATATTGCTATGCTTTATGATAATGGCAAGATTAATGGTGCCTTAATTATAGCTCCCAAAGGAGTCTATAAAAACTGGTATTCTCAGGAATTTCCTACTCATTTAGCTGATCATATTCAACCTATAACTGTTTTATGGCAAGCCATGATTAATCAAAAGCAACAGAAACTATTAAATACCTTGTTTCAAACAGGTCAAGATCTTCATATATTAATTATGAATGTAGAGGCCTTTAGCACTAAAAAAGGTGTCGATTTTGCAACCAAATTTTTAAGTTCCCATAATACTTTTATGGTTGTTGATGAATCAACAACTATTAAAAATCCGGGCGCAAAGCGTACTAGAAATATTGTGAAGTTAGGTAAATATGCAAAATATAGACGAATTTTAACAGGATCACCCGTGACTAAGTCTCCATTGGATTTATATAAGCAATGTGAGTTTTTAGATGATTATCTTTTAGATCACGTTTCTTTTTATACTTTTAGAACACGATACGCGATTATGAAGACGCAATATTTTAATGGGAGAAAGGTTGATGTTGTTGTGGGATTTCAAAATCTAGGGGAATTGACTGAGCTTCTTAAACCCTTTTCCTATCGAGTCTTAAAAGATGATTGTCTAGATTTACCTCCTAAAACTTTTATGAAACGGGTGATTACTTTAACCCCTGAGCAACACAAAGTTTATCAGCAAATGAAGAAATTAGCGTTAGCGCAATTAAATGGTAAAGTTATTACTACTACGAATGCCTTAACCCAGTTAATGCGTTTACATCAGATTACCTGTGGTCATTTTAAATCGGATGATGGGGAGATTCAATCGATTCCTAATAATCGGCTGAACCAATTGATGGATGTGATTGATGAAACCGAAGGAAAAATAGTTATCTGGGCCCATTATCAATACGACGTCGCGGAAATCATTAAAGCTTTAACGAAAGAATTTGGAGAAGGCTGCTGTGTCGATTATTTTGGGTTAACCCCTCAGAATGATAGACAGACGAATATTGATAAATTTCAACATGATGATAAAGTTCGATTCTTTGTTGGAACTCCTGCAACCGGTGGTTATGGAATTACGCTGACCGGCGCTAGTACAATGATTTATTACTCTAATGGTTATGATCTGGAAAAACGCCAACAATCAGAAGCACGGATTGATAGGATAGGACAGAAAAAACCGATGACTTATATTGATATCTTATGTGAAGATACGGTTGATGAAAGAATAGTCAAAGCTTTACGTAAGAAAGTAAATATTGCGACCCAAATTATGGGTGAAGAATTAAAGGCGTGGATATAGAATTTTATGAATAGAGACCGGAAGTGAATTCCGATGGGCGTATGGTGGTGTCCTGCTCTAACGAGCGAAGTTGGTTCGGTTTTTCCGAATCTCTAAGTCTTCATGACTGTTAAACCAATGACCACCATACTTTCAGGGATACTATATCTCAGAAAATGTAGGACTCGTACGCGTAGCGCGCTGGAATTTGCTATTTTACGTATCGGTCCGTTGACAGGCCTAGGATCGGTTTGTATTCTGTTTTACCGTCCGTTTTGATTGCCATTAAATATTCTTTCCTATTACTATTGATCTCTTTTTTATACGACACATGTA